CATTGAGTCCGACTATGACGTAAGGTGCGTGATAGTGAACCAAGAAATTGTTGGTGCAATGAAACGTAATAAGATTACAGACGACTTCAGAAGTAATGCATCACAAGGTGCAACAGTTGAGTTGATTGAAATGACTGAACTGGAAAAAGAAGAATGTCTTAAAGCTGCAAAAGGTGTGAACGGTCAATGGGTTGGAGTGGATTACATTCCTGCTAATAAGAGAGATAAAGATGCACCTTATATTCTTGAAGTCAATCATAGTGCTGGTAGTAAAGCAATCTCTGAAGCAATCGAAGAAGACATTACTAAAATGGTTCTTAAACTTTACTTCGACAGAGACACGTGGAGAAAGGAACCTAAACAGTGTGGAGTGTTAGAGTCCTTTATAGTTGACGGTCAAGAGATGACTGGTAAGTTGGATACAGGAAACTCTACTTCAGTATGTTCTTTACATGCAGAAGATGTAGAGATTAAAAACAAGAAAGTCACATGGAAACTAAATGGTGAGACACATACTAAACCATTACATAGAAGTGTCACATTACAAAAACCTGCTGAGACAAGACCAGTAGTGTTAATGGATATAGAGTTTCTAAACACTGTATACAAAGACACTGAAGTGTCATTAGATTCAAGAGGCAGTATCCCTCTTCTCATAAACCGAGACTTCATGTCTCGTGCAAATGTTATGATTAATTGTTCAAGAAAATTCATGCTAACAAACAAAGGCAAAGATATTTCAGATTAATCACTTGACAATGGTAGTCACTTAATAGTATACTCTTCATTATGACACAAACAAATAAAATATCTGTACAAGAAAGAATGCGAATGAAAGCACTAGATGCTTTTGATGAAGTAGAATTTCAAATCGACAAATACCTAGAGAATGGCAAGAACTCATTCAGTATGTACAAGTACTTGCAACAACTAGAGTATAGTGGAAAGGTTGTCGCCTACATGAAAGGTCTTACAAATGATTTGACCTTAGAGTTAAAGAATGTAGAAGGTGATGACCAATTAGATGAAGGATATGATTTCTTCACCGCCGCTCAAAAGAAAAAGTTTATTAAGTGGTTAGATAAAATTGAAGAAGACATTCAAAGATTTTGCGATGAATACACACCAGTTCGTAAACCAAGAAAACCACAAACACCCGAACAGATGGTTAAGAAACTACCCTACTTAAAACAGTGGGAGAGTTACAAGAGTATCGAACCAGTAGAGATTATAAGAGCAAAAGGATTATACACTTATAACACTTCAAGTAAAAAGTTTACTGCCTTCGAGGGGTATGGACTCAAAGTCAAAGGTTCTAAGATTATTGATTTTGATAAATGTTCAGAAAAGACCTTGACAGATAGCAAGTTACTTGATAGGCTAGTTAAAGGTGGTAATATAATTGCGAAAGGTTTCATTGATGAAATCCCTAGGTCTAAGTTGAAAGACGGAAACCCGCTCATTACCAAAAATACATTATTATTAAAAGTGATTAAATGATACTTATAGACTTTACACAGACCATCATTGCTGGTCTAATGGCACAACTCAAAATGAATGGTGGAGAAGTTTCAGAAGATATGTTAAGACATATGATTCTAAACTCAGTGCGAAACTATCAAAAGAAATATGCACGAGAGTACGGAGAGATTGTTCTTTGTACAGATGCTTCCCATACATGGAGAAAAGACTTCTATCCACTATACAAAGCGAATCGTAAGAAGACACGTGATGCATCTGATATGGATTGGGGTATGTTGTTTGACACACTACAGAAAGTAAAGGAAGAGATTAGAGATAACTTTCCTTACAGGTATATGTACGTAGAGAAGTGTGAAGCGGATGACATCATTGCAATATTAGTTAAACATGCAACAGAACCTGTACTCATTGTATCAGGCGATAAAGACTTTCAACAGTTACATCATTACGATGTGAAACAGTGGTCACCTAATCTAAACAAAATGATTCGTTGTGAAGACCCTAGTATGTTCTTGAAGGAACATATTCTAAGAGGCGACAAGTCAGATGGTATTCCTAATATACTATCTAACGATGATTGCTTTGATTTGGGTATCAGACAAACACCACTGAGAAAACCAGTACTCGAAAAGTACCTCAGAATTAGCATTGAAAAGGACGATAAATACTATCGTAACTACTTAAGAAACCAAACTTTAATTGACTTGGATTTAATACCCGACCATATTGAAGAATCTATCTTAAGCGAATTTGACAAAACCACGATAGTTAAGGGCAAAGTTTTTAACTATCTCGTATCTCATAGATTAAATGAGTTACTTAACCATGTAGAGGATTTTACATTATGACAGAAGAAAAGAAAAGAGGGAGAGGAAGACCAGCAGGCGCTCCCAACAAACCAAAACTAAAACTGATTACAAAAAAGCAAGACTTGCTTCCAAGTGCGGATGCATATGAAATTTTTTGTCAAGCAGATATCGTTGCAAAGAAAGACCCTAAACTTGCAGTTCAAGGTCTCCAAGTATTTAACCAAAGAAATGCTTCAATTAAACCAATCCTTATGTGGGTGTACAGAGACGACATTCAAAGTAAGTTGCCAGAAGGAACAACACCTTACAATGATAATGGCGCTCCAGCATCCGACCTCACTGAAACCGCACTTAAGTTTGAACACAAGAAGTTTCAGTATTTCGTAACAGAACAAATACCACCTGCTCGTAGAGAGACAATGTGGATTGAACTGTTAGAAGGCATTCCAACTATGGAAGCAAAAATGATAGACTTAGTCAAAGACGGTACTTGGCCTTTCAAAAATGTGACAAAGGAAATCGCTAAAAATGCGTTTCCCGAGGACATAAGATAACTAAATATTAATGTGGTTCGAGACTATACATAAAGAACTAGAGAAGTTTATAAGACAAACTTCAATATGTAAACTTCTAGTCGCACACCGCCCCATGGGTTAACCCCCACAAAAAGGATATATTATGGCAGAACAAAATCAACCCCCATCACAGTTTGCTCAAGAGCAGGCCCCCGAAGTTTTAACTGAAACTCAACAAATACAAAGAAGAGTCCAAGACTTTAAGGTACAACTCGCTCCGAAGTCAGCACAAGCAGTTAGTGGTATTCTAGAGAATGGTCTAGCGAAAGGACAATACACTTTACAAGACTTAGACATGTTAGTTGTAATTCGTGAAGAACTTACAAAAGGTATTATTGACTTTAATACAACTGTTCAGATTGCTGAGGCGAGACTTAAAGAAATTCAACAAGAAGAGTACTTGCAGAGTGCTAACAAAGAAAATGAAATCAATCTAATGCATCAGCAAGCACTTGCAGATGAGAGAGTTGCAAGGAAGAAGGCGGAAGAGGAACTCAGAGTTCTCAAAGACATTTACGAGAGTCGTGTTAAGAACACCGCACCTGCTCCAGTTGAAGTAAAGGGCAATGCACCTAGTGTAACAGGTGAACCACTTGCAGAACGTCAACCAGCAGAACCACCAAAACCAACAGGTAAAACTTCCCCAGCATTTGCAGCTGCTCGTGCATTGAATCCTGTAACCGCAACACAATCACAGATTGATGAGTTCAGACCAAGTGGTACAACTACAGAAGAATTTATTGAGGAAGTTGAAAGAGTCAATGAAGTTGCTATCGCAGATGCACTTATCTCAGACGAACCAATCTCAGAAGATGAAGAGTTTGTAGAAAAGGTTGAAGAGACTAAGAAGTCCTTCGCAGAGTGGACAGAGGAAACAGTAACTGAAGAAGATTTTACTGAAGAAGAACAACTAGAGTTAGACATCGCAATTCAAGATGATATTGACGAACAACAGTTTAACGATTCATTTGTTAACCCAGTGACTGCTGGAAATGCTCCAAACATAAAAGCACAAATGCCTGAAACACAACAAGTGACTGCACCAGTAGATGCAAAAGCATTTGACACTGAAGAAGAATTACTCGCAGATATGCAAGAACGTATTGATGCATCTCAAGAAGAGGAATACGATGAAATTGTAATTCCTAGTTCAGACGAACTTCAAAGAATGACAAAGGCAAAGATTGTCGAAGTTGCTGATGTATTGAATGAGAAATTTAATGCTGGATTTAATGTGACTACAGAAGACACTAAGGCAAAGATGATTCTTGATTTCCAAGAACAGACTGATGCCTTAATTGCAAAATTACAAGACACTGGCGAGTTCGTAAGTGCAGACGATGAGGGTGAAAATGATTCCACGGATGTCCGAGACGGTGGCTACTTCTAGAGACTCAGTAGTCTTACCTGTAGCGATCGGCCAAATAAGTAATCAATATGTAGAACACTTTGAGAATATCAGAGATGATGTTTTGCGTTTTAATTTACCCACAGAATACACAGTTAAACTAGGAACGAGATACGATACAGATGGTGTGTACTTATACACCAAGGATGATGTTATGCTTATCTCATCACTAGACTTAGGTCTAGGACAAGGAACAGATAATATAAGACTCGGTACCTTCTTAGCAAAGTCAAAAGGAAATCCGACATCTTGTATACTTTCAATACATGAGGACGACCAGTGGTTAGCAGTTCCTAAACACTTTAGTCCATTCCAAGAAGGAGAGGAAATAAATTATGAATACATTGAACAACATGAAGAAGACGGTGAATGGGTGGAACGACACCTTAGAATCACAAGGAAATAATAAGTGTCCGAAAATAGAAACATCCCAATTACAGCAGTTGACCAATATGATTTTCTCGAACATCGTAGAGGACAAGAACAGAAACACTGGCAGAGAAAGAAAGGCACTCTAACAGAACTTGACTCTATTCTTACTGTAGAGATTAACACCACAGAACTCTGTAATAGAACATGTGTGTTTTGCCCAAGACATGACCCTAAAGTATTCCCCAATAGAAACTTACACTTAACCATTAAAGGTGCAACCACGATTGCAGAAGAACTTGCCGACAATGGATTCAACGGTAAGATATCCTTTAGTGGATTTGGGGAGAACTTATTGAATCCTAACTTTAGAGAAATCGTTAAGGTGTTTAGATTAAACTTACCTTATGCAACACTAGAGTGTAACACTAACGGCGACAAACTAGATTCAGACTACGTCACAGGTTTGTACAAGAGTGGATTAGATTTACTCTATATTAATCTGTATGATGGTATTCATCAAATGGAAGGTTTTGATTTGATGATGGCAGAAGCAAGAGTGCATGAAGACCAATACAGATACAGAATGCATTGGGGTGACTTTGAGAAACACGGACTGATACTAAACAACCGTAGTGGTGTAGTTGATTGGGTTGGTATCGAAGATGATAGTGTAGAGAATTTAAAAGGTAAACCATGTCACTACCCATTCTATAAAATGTTTGTAGATTGGAACGGTGATGTGTTGTTCTGCTCTAACGATTGGGGTAGAGAACATGTCGTAGGTAATCTATTGACTATGTCCCTACATGAAGTGTGGTTTAGCAAACCGATGACAAAGATTCGTAAGAGATTAATGAAAGGGAACAGAGAGATGTCCCCTTGTAACAAGTGTAGTGTCGATGGGAGTTTATTTGGTAAACAATCATTTGACCTAGTGAAGGAATATTATGAAAATCCTAATAACAGGTAGTACAGGTTTAGCAAGAAACATTAGTGACACTTTTACTTCCACACCAGTTGGTGGTGGAATGAATATCGTCAACGAAGCACGTATTGAAGATTTGATGCTTTGGGAAGATTGGGAATGGCAGGAATACGATGTGTTTATCAACAATGCTTTCGGCGCTCCATTTGACCAGTGTGACTTACTGGAAAAATCTTTCAATGCATATCGATATGATATGAAGAAGATTATCATCAACATATCTTCACGTGCCTCACAACCAAACATATCCAAAGGTTACAAGTATGCAGCTGCAAAAGCGGCACTCAACCACATGTCTAACAATTACACCTACAATTCAGATAAGAAGTGTAAGATTACTACTATGAATTTAGGTTTAATCAATCATGAATTGCCTTCATTATCATATCAGTCAATCTCCAATGCTATTTGGTACCTTACAACGTCATATCCCGATATTGAGATTCCCGAAGTGACTATGCAGGCACATGCAAACTATGAAGAAGTGCAGAGTGATAAAGAAACTCTCAGAGACATGGAAAGATTTACTAAATAGTATTATGAGTATAGAATATAACGATTTTGGGTTCACTGCTATTGATGCAGATGAACTCGCATCCATCGATACAAAGATTGTTGAGAAAACAGTCGCATCCGCAACCGCCATTGCTAAGATGGACGATTTCATTCGTCCGCTTTTGGAGAATCTTATGAAAGATTCCGATAAAGACTACATCTACTGGCCCAATCGAGTTGAAATTCTTCGTAAGAAGTTAGACGAACTCGATGACATTCAAAAAAGTTCTTAAAAACCCCTTTACATTGCCCCTCACTTTTGAGTAGAATACACAAGTTAGATAAATTAACTGTGTTTTTACCAAAAGGAGAAAAAAATGATACAAAGTCAACACGAACTATCCGCACATGAACGAGCGTACACCGATTTAGGTCGCAAAATCATTCAAGAGTGTGAAAATAATACTATTTTCCCAAAGGATGATGAAGAGTCCCTAACATTGTGGAACTCTGCTGTGACAGCAGCAAACAAATTCATGTCTTTTGGTACAACATGGTCAAAATTTCAAGGAATTGATGACTTAAGTAAAAACGAAAGACTTGCAGTCAAGAAATATCTTAATGGAACAGCATGCGATTAGTAGTTGCAAGTTATGGTGATGTTGTAATCACCCAAGACCGTGTAAATGGTTACAAGCGATACATTGTTGACTGGAAGAATGGTAGTAAGCAATTGTTTAGTGGGTTACATTACACATTAGATGATGTTAAGGAAAGAACAGAGAAGAGGATATCTTCTTTACCGATTTAAATAGGGGTGCTTGACACTCGGGTAGGGACAGGGTCAATAAAAACAAAATCTACAACTCATTATACGATGTTTGTTTGAGACCCATCCCGCCAGAATTTTTTATTAGGAGTATATTATGGGTATGACAAACCATTACGCTGGTTCACTTCGATACAGTATGAACGGCAAGAAACGAAAGACAAAATCTATGCGAACTCGCACAAAGAGGATGTCAGATTTTAATTGGGATTCCCCACTCGTGGAACCCAAACCAGTTCGAGAGACTAAGGAATATCCTTCCGCTCCACTTGGTCTTCCGAAAACAAACGTAGACGATTCATGGAAGGTAGAAGAGTCTAAAAACTTCACAATCGCACCCGCTTATAATAAAGGTGCTTATCAAGTCATCCCACGTGATGACGTTAAACATATAGGAAAATAAACTATGGAAAACTTAAACTTAATAAATTTGATGATGTCAATCTTGGCACTACTTGTCTTTGGATTCGTACTGACAGGCGCTTGGTTACTCGTAGATGATTCAAGTAAGATGTTCAATTTGCGAAAGGATTTGAAACGTAAACATCCCGATTTGACTAAGGGTCAACTTCAAGCTCTGGCACGTCACCAGTATGCTCAGTCCATAAAGGACGAAAAATAAATTTGACAAAGCCCCTCACTTTTTTATATACTATACACATAGATTGAAAAAGGAGATACAAATGAACGATTTAGAAAAAAGAAATGTTGCGGAAACTAATGCTATTGAACTAGTAGAACTAGTTGAGACTTTATGTGCAGATATTACTACTGCTATAAACAACAAGTGGGAACATACTATTGGGAATACAACCCATGACTATAGTATTGGTAAGAAGTACATTCGAGTATTCAGTGATAATGGAAGTCAACGTTCAGTTTGGGGTTTCATTAATGTGGGTAATAACAAGTTTAAAGTTGGTGACGTTTTAAAAGCATCGGGTTGGAGTCAACCCGCTCTTAACTCTGCCAGAGGTAACTTGTACGATGGATATGAAATTGCAAAAGGATATTCAACTCACAGAGTGCATGGGCCAGATTACTTAATTTGACAAAGCCCCTCACTTTTTGTTACACTATGTGTATAATATAAATTTAGGAGAAAATATTATGGGAATCAAACATAAACAAATTTTAGACGGTACTGCAAGATGGTACGTAGTTACTACTCAGAATGTTGAGGAGTACGGTGCGAACTTTCACAAGTTCAAAGGCGGTTCCGAGTACGTGATTGGTTTCCATGTTGAGAAGTGTATCTTCGAGGAAGATGCATATGGTGAGGGTGAACACTCTTACTATGAGTCACCTTCTCTTACCGAGGCGTCAGTTGCTGCTCTCGTGATGAAACACGTGAACAGGTACAACGGATTGAACGGTTCGTTTGATTACATCACTCAGATTGATGTGATTGATTCTCCTTTCAACACACCCGACCACCCAACGTGGAGTGGTGATGCGGAAACTCTCATTGAGGAGTTGGATGCAATTCACGACAGCAAGGTTGCTAACGGAGAACTTGATGCTCCATTTATGAAAGAAATTTATTCGGAGGCTGTATAATGTATACTATTAAAGAATTTGAAGTCCTTACACTTGAAGAGAGTGTAGGTGGCACATCACTACAAGGAACTATATTTTCAGATTACAACACTTTGTGTAATGTGCTTGGTAAACCAACCTTTACAGATGCCGACCCTAACGAGAAAGTTTCTTGTGAGTGGTGTCTCAAAGTTAAGTACTGGGAAGAAGGTGCTGATGTGGATGACTGGGATTATGCCGATGTTACCGTATACGCTTGGAAGTATGGATGTATTCCAGTTGAAGAGTGTCAATGGAACGTTGGTGGTAAATCTTGGATTGCTACTGATTTGATTGAAACCATTTTGGCGGAGGATATTGCCAATGCAGCTTAAGGAATACAAAACTATGGAAGCGGAGTATGCTGGAGGCATTACACTTCAATTCAAGTTTGAAAATGGGTATGGTGCCAGTGTAGTGAAACACGATTTCAGTTACGGTGGTAAAGATGGTCTTTGGGAAGTCGCAGTACTTGACGAAGATTTACAGATATGTTACCATACACCTATAACACAAGATGTTATTGGTTATCAGACATGGAAACAAGTCGAAAAAATTTGTGAGGAGATACAATCATTATGACATTTACTTTTGAACAAGCAAAACTTATTGCATCTAATACTGGTGGAAAGCTCAGTGCAGATGATGTGATGAATCTTGCAACTTATGGAACAACCAATGCTATGGACATGGCACCCGAAGAGGTGGGCGAAGGTTGTCTTTGTGGGGTGAAAAATTGCCCCGATGAATACGACCATGTCACACATGGAGTATAACATGAAATATTTTTTAAGTTTAATATCCCTAACCATATTAGTTGGTTGCGGAGGCGGTGGTGGAGCTGCTGGGGTCTTAACCCCTGTAGTCGCTCCTTCTGGCATAACCTATTACACAGGTTTTACCACAACCACTTTAGATGATGTCACTAACCAGTTTGTGGTTATCGATGGATACATCGAAGGTGCTAATGTGTTCCTTGATTGGAATTACAATGGTCTTCAAGATACAGGCGAACCATCAGCAAGTTGGATGGGTGTTGACCCTGTTGTTACTGTTTGCATCAATTACGATTCTCAAGGATGTATTGAGACTGGAGCATATGACCCGCCAGATAATTATTACTACTTTCTAACAAGGGAGTCTGAAGAATATGCACCAAGTGATTTTAATGGACAGTTTCTAGATGACAACATAACAGATTATTCATCCTACTGTAAATCATTAAGACCAGTGATGTCTGTAGTACCCGAAGGTGCTTATGATTCTGATAGGGGATATGTAGACACTGCATATGAAATGATGGCGATGCCAAGTGTATTGGAGAGAGACATTACAGACGGAACTAACATCACTCCATTCACGACATTAATCAATCCTCTCTTTTCATCTTTGATGGTAACAGATTATCCAATTAACGAATCATGTAGTACAGGTGCTGTATCTCAAGGCGAGAACATCGTTCAAGCAATAGAACAATACATCAATACATTTTTAGAAATGTACGATATCAGTTTAGATTTCTTCTATGAGGATTTCTTTAAATCCGAGGACACTGCAAAACAACAATTAGCGATGGACATTGTTGACATCATATCAACAGTAACAACTGCTAAGGATATTTTAGAGGATACTGTTAACTTACCTTATAGGTATGTCTTTAGTGAAGGAGTCATGTCAGATGTTATGAGTGGTAATTTCACCACACTAGATTTTGATATGAATCATACAATAGAAGAGGAACAAGTGTTCAACGATTTAGTGACTTACTCAGAAAGTTTGTACAGTGGTATTACAGCAGACAAAGATGGTAATCTATATTCATATGAGGGAGACATCATCCCCATGTCATTTAGTAACATCTCTGTATCTGCTTCTAGTGTAGAAACATCTACAGTCCATCAAGCAACAAATATTATGGGAATGGATGACGTACATCTTTATTCTACAGTTGCAAGTGGTTATGATAATGGTATCCTATCAGATACCAGTTTTACTAGAGTGCAATTCTCCAAACCAAACTATTATAGGTCTATGCAAACCAACCAAAGAGGTAAACTTTTTTGGGTCACACATGACTATAGATTTTCTATTGCCTTTGGGCCTGGCAACCCTATGGCCAACTTCAATACGAATTCTGTAGTTAACAATGGTGACTTGAATACTGCTCAAGACATTTTAAATTCCATCGATAGTGTATCACATTACATAGAAGATGCTCAGAATACCATCTCATATTTGTACACTGGTGATGAATTGCAGTATGCAAAAACAATTGATGGAATAGAATACACATATTCATACACCGTTGGTGGTGACGAATTCTGTTTGACATATAACACTAGTACACAAGCAGAGTCAATGAATAGAACTAATCCTTATGTACAGTGTTCGGAGTTAATACAATGAGAATGAGACACTTAAGTTTTTTATCAGGCGCCTTGTTAGGTTTCCTGTGTGGTGTTATGACAATGAAGGTTGAGGCGTCAGACCCAAACAATGAAATCTATTGCATGGCACAGAACATTTATTTTGAGGCAGGTAATCAACCACTCGCTGGTAAGATTGCTGTATCGCAAGTAGTGTTAAACAGGGTTGAGCATTATGCTTATCCCGATACTGTTTGTGGTGTAGTATACCAAGCAAAGTTGAGAACAAATTGGAAAGGTGAAATGGTTCCTAAAATCAACGCTTGTCAATTCAGTTGGTTTTGTGATGGTAAGTCAGACGACCCAGTGGATAGTACAACTTGGTTATCCTCTATGCACATTGCAAGAGATGTGATACAATCTAAGTATGGTGACATTACAGAAGGTGCAACACATTATCATGCAACTTGGACATTACCATATTGGGCAGACTCATTGAACGAGACTGTAGTTATTAACGAACACATATTTTACAAATAATCATGAACTTATTTTACTTAGACAAAGACCCCGAAATTTCTGCAACACTACATTGTGACAAACATGTAGTAAAGATGATTATCGAGTACGCTCAGATGCTATCTACCGCACATAGAATGTTAGACGGTACTCAGTATACCGATGCATCTAGTGGTCGTAGGATTCAGAGATGGAGACTAGACAACTCAAACATGGAAGATGTGTTATACAAAGCATCACACATCAATCACCCTTCTACACGATGGGTACGTGAGAACGCAATCCAGTATCAGTATGCATATGATATGTTTACTGCACTGTGTGACGAATACACTCACAGATATAAAAAGATTCATGCAACTGATTTTAAACTTAGAGGATTACTCAATCAGTTACCAAACAAGATTACACTAGGTGGATGGTCAGAACCACCTCAGTGTATGCCAGACGATGTGAAGATGGAATCGACTCTCGATGCATACCATAAATACTATGCAGTCTACAAGAAGGAATTCGCAAAGTGGACAGAACGTGACGTACCAACCTTTATGAGTTTATAATATGCCAACATACGATTTCTTAAATACCGAAACTGGTGAAGTGACAGAACACTTCATGTCTTACACTAAGTTAGACCAGTTCAAAGAAGATAACCCTCACTTAAAACAACAAATAGCCGCCCCTAGAATTGTAGGTGGTCATGGTGACAGAGTTAAAGCGTCCGATGGGTTTAATGATGTACTTAAGAATATCGCCTCCAAAAATATCGACACTCCACTTGGGGAAAGATATCACAGAAAAGATGCTAAAGAAGTTAAGACAAGAGAAACAATAAAAAAGCATATTGACATACAGTCAAGAAAGAAGTAAAATAGGTATATATTATGATAGATTTACATGAACTAGAACTACTCGACATGAAAGCCGAATCGGTGGACGGAAAGCGACTTTACCAAACACCCGAAGGTAATAAGTATCCAAGTGTCACAACCGTAACAGGTCTTCTTAACAAAGAACATATAAAGTTGTGGAGAGCTAGAGTTGGTGAACAAGAAGCGAATAAGATTACCGCACAGGCAACAAAACGTGGTACTAAGATGCATGACATCTTTGAAAAGTATCTTAGACAAGAAGAAGAAATTATCTTTGATAACATTCTTCAAGAACAGATGTTCAATTCCGCTTTACCCTTATTAGATGAAATCCAGCCGATCGCTCTAGAAGCGCCTCTGTATTCCGATACACTTAAGATGGCAGGAAGAGTGGATTGTGTTGGTCTCTTTGAAGATAAACTTACAATCATTGATTTCAAAACATCAAGTAAGTGGAAAGAAGAATACATGGCAAAACCATGGTTTATTCAGATGACTGCTTACGCTATGATGGTTGAAGAGATGACTGGTTATGAAGTTGAGGAGATTCTTGCTATTGTTGTAGTAGAGGGTCAAACAGGTGGTGTTCAGGCATTTGGGAGTTTTCCAAATGAACACGTTGATGAATTAGTTAGTTTACGAAAACAGTACACTAACTTATACGGAGTATAAAATGAGTGAAGTGAAAGAATTTAATTTAGAAGGAGATTTCAATTGGAATAAGATAATCTCTAAAGGTGATGAGTGGGTTGAGTCCCAAGCATACGATAGTGCATATGACACACTATTGGAGTATCTTGCAATCGACAGTGAAGAAGATGTGACAGAAGAAGTCTTAGATAAGGCAGACCATCTCATAGATTACCTAACAACTGATTATGCAGAAGGTGGTCTTGGTGTTCATGACACTAGTCCAACTTACTATGCTTACTATAGTATTGTTAGAGACTGGAGAGATAACTTGGAGTGTGGATACTAAAATGCAAATTGAAATTGGAAAGGAATATGCGATATATCCTAAGTTTAAAAAATCGTATGTAGAACGTGAAGTGTTTAAGGACAATGATAGTGAAGACAGAGTTGTTGTTGAGACACTATGGAGAAGTGGTGTTTATCTTATCAAGGTAACTAACGAAGAAGACAAGGAGACCTTAGAAGCATATATGTCAGAAGATGCAACAGGTGATATGGAACCTTGTGAGTTCGAAGAGAATGAATTCGTAGAATCTTTTGATGGGTGTGGTATGGATATATACGTTCACCTTGCAGAAGGAAGTGAAGCAGACGAAGACGAAATGCAAGAACAACTTGAAGAAGAAGGGCATGATTGGTTTTGGGAAAACAATTATGATTCATGGGATGCAGAACACTTCTTTGGTTTACCATTGCAAGTAGATGAAGTAGACCCCGATAATAGATACGACTTGAGGTTCTAATGATTAGCAAGAAAAATTTTACAGAACAAGTTGAAAAATTAATTGTACGTGGAAGAGGTTGTGATGTAATGTCAGCAATCATTAAAGTGTGCGAAACAAACAGTCTTGAACCCGAAAGTGCTAAGAGACTATTATCAAATCCGCTGAAAGAAAAACTTGAAGCAGAGGCTCAAAAATTAAACTTAATCAATCGTGGCCAAGTGAGTCAGGCGAATATCACGAAATTTTATGAGGACTAGAATGAAAGAATTAATCAATGAAGTAATAACAATTGTTACTGCCACAGGTGAGTACGTTGGTAAACTGGATACACTCCAGCAAGACGACACCTCAGTTGCACTAACTAACCCTAGGATGATTATCCAAAACCAAGAAGGTCAAATGGGATTCGCTAGGGGAGTTGCTGTAACAGGTGAAGAGAACCCTAAGACAATGGTTGTGAAAGACTACATCTTTATGTGTGCAACTAACGACAAAGTCACAGAAGCATATAACGCTGCTACTGGTGAAATCCATATCCCCGAGAAAAAGATTATTACTTAATGACATCTAGGGATGGATATGATGCATATACGTTGTACCTTGGAATTAAGTTGCACTTCAATTCTAAGGATTATGACTTCATTAAATACAACGGAAAAGTACGGAGTGATATCAACTCTTTCCTAAAGCGGAAAGATAAGTTTCACTTTGGAAAACTTCACAAAATTTATAAAGATAACCTACAAGACTTCTATATCGCCAATCTATCTCAGAAAGATAGTTGGGCGGGAGACTTGTTAAACGAAGAAGCAGAACGTGTCTACGCCGATTGGAGAAAACGTCAACAGAAGTTGTCGTATATGTTTCAATCAGAAGTGTCAGATGTGTTACGTAAAAGAACAATACAAAAAGTTCTAGAAGTAAAGAACGGTCAGCATCCTTGGTTATTACGAGACTATCTAGCAAAGAATGTCTCACTCGAAACTCTTTGTATCATGGATGAGATAATCGGGTTCACTACAGATTGGGAGAGACTAATCTCTGAGAAGGTAGTGTACCCCGATGTCCATATCAAGATACGAAAGTACAAGACGTTTGTAAGTGTAGACCATAAGAAATTTAAGAAAATTCTTTTGGATGCATGTTCATAAACGCCTAAATAAAATCGTCTATTATAAAAACCCTCTTGTGTTATTACAAGTGATGACGTATAATAGATTAATACAATGCAAATACAATGTTAATACAATAGGAGAATACAATGTCAGCATCATTAGATAAACTAAGAGCAGCTATGGAAACTGCTTCACCTACAGAAGGTGCAAAAAAATCCTACACAGACGACACGATGTGGAAACCCGAACTTGATAAAACAGGTAACGGTTTTGCGGTAGTTCGTTTTCTACCCACACCCGAGGGAGAAGAGATGCCATGGGTATCATACTTTGACCACGGTTTCCAAGGCCCAGGCGGTTGGTATATTGAGAAGTCTTTGACTACACTTAATAAACAAGACCCTGTGTCAGAATACAATACTCAGTTATGGAATACTGGGATTGAAGCAAACAAAGAAACTGCTAGAAAGCAGAAGAGACGTTTACACTATGTGTCAAATGTTTATGTTGTTTCAGACCCAAAAAATCCATCTAACGAAGGTAAAGTATACAAATACAGATATGGTAAGAAAATCTTTGAACAACTCAAAGAGGCTATCTCACCAGCATTTGAAGACGAACAAGCAATCAATCCTTTCGACCTAAGAGAAGGTGCGAACTTTAAGATTAAGATTAGAAAAGTAGACGGTTACTGGAACTATGACAAATCAGAGTTTGACTCACCTGCCGCTTTGTTCGAAGATGAAGCACAGTTGAATACTATATATTCATCTGCTCATTCATTATCAGGCATAATTGCGCCAGAAGAGTTCAAGTCTTACGATGAACTCAAAGAGAAACTCGATAGAGTTCTCGGTCTAACTGGTTCAGTGAGTAATTCAACTGCAGAGTCAGTTGCGGAAGATATGGACGAAGTGCCATGGTCTAACGTTAACAAAGAGACGGTTGCAGATGAACCTGTAATCTCATCAGCGGAAATGTCTTCTAGTAGTTCAGAAGAGAATGATGCGATGGATTACTTTAAGAAGTTGGCTAACGATTAATTAGTTAGTTAACTACTTATAAATGGGAGTCTACACATCTATATCATGTGTCCATGTGAAGTGTAGACTAACTGAGACCGTAGGAATGGGGGTACTCAGTAAGGGAAAGGTAGTCGGGGTCAAAGCGGGGCTATCGGTACAGAGCGGGATGCTGTAAAGTTGATTGGGGCGACTGTACATCTTTTTAAATAACGAACGGAAAATTTATGCCAAGTGTAACACCAAGAACAGATAAACGAAAGTCTAACGAAGAACCCTTTGATAGGATGTTGAGACGTTGGAAGAAATCATGCGAACGTGCTGGTATCGTTCAAGAGGTTAGAGACAGGCAACACTTTGAAAAACCTAGTTCTATTAAGAACGAGCAAAAACAGGCAATCAAGCGTAGGAAAAAAATCAACGCAAAGAGGTCTGCTCAAAAAGGTTTTAGACTAGGGAGATAGATATGGTAGGGCCTAAAGGAGAAACAACTTACAACCTTCATAATGGTTCATGGGAAGGTGGTAAAGGTTCCCACACTAGAGGGAAGGATAAGAAATCATACGATGCTTATGCTGATGGTTGGGACGCAATTTTTGGTAAAAAGAAAGTAGAGAAGAAAGATGAAACAACTGAGGAGACCACAACGTCCAAAGACGAGGTACCACCAAGTTCTATTTGAGAAGGATTCGCCCTTCCGAGCTCAAACCATTCCTAATAAGAAAAAACGTATTCCACGTAAATCAAAATATCCTAGATTAGAACGCAACAGCGTATCCTAATTTCGCAGACGAATCATTATCATTAACAACAGGCATACTAGATATTGCATTATTAGTAACATTAGTTTGATTGTTATTCTGTTGTGTTACTGCAGTATTGATTGGCGCCTTTTCTGATTCAGTCTTTGATTCCAATTCCATTTCTCGAGCAGTCTTAACTCGGTCACCAGTCTCTTCATATTCCATATCACCAAAGAAGTCTTCTTCACCAGTCGCTACCATATTACTCTTAGCATAGTCTTTTCTTTCGTCTAGGGTACCTTGAATGTCTGTTACTTGTTGTTCAGACCTTATCTTAGTCTGTTCAATCTCTGCAGATGTCATACCTTCAAAACCAGTCTTGACACCACTTCTATCCATATAGTCTAGTTTGCCAGAATCAGCCTTATTCTGTAGGTATTCTCTTTTCGCATCACCTTCGAGAGTTTCTCCATTTACGGTAATACTACCTCTCATACCTTGAGCAACATTTCTTTCTCTTCGTCTCAACTGCATATCAGCATTGTATGCTTGGGATTCTTGGGCCTCTCTTTCATTGATGAGTTCTTGGGTATCAGTATCTTCCAATCCAGTCGCCATCGCTGATGCCGCTGGTGACATTTCACCAGTAGAGTCAACTGCTTCAGCCTGTTCATCTGAAATTGGTGCATCAGCCTCTTTTCCGAAAATCTTTTTGACCAACCAGTTCGGTAATATCTTTGCAGCAAAATCTCTTAACATCTTACCGATGTCTATGTCGAATACATTCTTAAAGAAGTCCCCGATTGCTTTAAACGGTGCCATGAGTAAATCCCATAGTCCACCAAACATACCAGTAAGACCTTCCATGACTCTATCAAAGTCACCTGTAAATAGTCCCACAACCAAATCAAACATACCAGCAAAGATATCAAAGATTGCTTGACCTATGTTCATGATGTATGATATTCCAGTGTCTATGATACCTTTAAACCATCCAACATTCTCATACATTGCCATAAACGCATTGTAGAGTATCACACCAGCTGCAAGTATAGCAACACCGATTGCAATGAACGGTAGTGCAGTCAATAACATACTACCAGCAGTCATAAGTAGACCACCAATAAATGCAAGACCAGCTACAATGAATGGTATGACAGCGGAAAGCATTCCAGCAGCAGCTGTTGCCATTGCTCTGCCTGCATTTAGTATTGCCATTCCCATTGCACTTGCACCAGCCATTAGGAATACAAGACCCGATTTGATTGATGAAGTTGCCGCCATGACCATCGACTTACCAGCAAGTATTAATGACATCCCCATTTGTTTAACGCCACCTAGTATGCCAGAAAGACCTTTACCGATTACGTTTTTTGCAGTGTCAAATCCAGCGGAAAGACTGGAGGATATAGAACTCACACCTTTTCCAATTACTTCAGCGGGCGAACTTATGAATGACTGAAGTCCTTCCAATCCACTCTTCAACCCATCACCGATACTATTAAAGAATCCTGTAGTACTCATTACCAAGTTTTGGAATAAGTCTTCTGTACCGAATACCTTACCAACAGCATCAATGTTTTTAACTACATCATCTGCAAGTCCTACAAGGTCAAACCCTGTGAGTGTTTTAAGACCATCTGAGAATTGACCAAGACGACCCGAATCCTCTGAAATTTCTTTCATTCTGTCGCCAATTAAAGTTTCTTCTACATCTTTAACTGCTTGTTGTTTATCAAGTACCTTTTGGTTCTGTTGTTTTAACTCATCTAATTTAGTGCCTTGCAATTCTAGAGTTTCTTTCTCTTTAGCAAATCTTAAATCCAAAGACTCCATAGTTCTTTTCTTAACTGATTCTGCTTTCTTATCGAGTTCATCTCTTCTTGTGTTTGCTTCACCCAAATCTTTGGCAGTTTGAGCTGCACCTGTTAGTGCAAACTCTTTAGCAAGTTTTTCAGCATCTTGTCTTGCCTTTTCGGTTTCGGCAAGAAGTGTTTGATATTGTTCTGTCTTACCAAGGATTGTTTCTGTTTGTTGTTCTTGTCTATCTTGAAGTGCTTTTTTCTTACCATTCAACATCTGTTCACGGAATGCAAGGTTCTCATTCTCTTCCGATGCTTCCATGAATTTTTTATGTGAGTTGACGTACTTCGATAAATCTACATCAGGAAAGGATTCCTCTAACTTTTTAAATTCTTCAGATGACTTATCGACAGTTCCTTCCATAACACTAGCAAGGTTAGATTGCAAACCTAAAAGTTTGTTTCCCTGTAAAGCGCCTGAGTAGGTGGACTTTTGAGTATTGATAGAATCGAGTGATATCTTTGATAGCGCTTGGTTGGTAGTTTTAAGTTTTTCAATAGAAGCACCAAACCGTTTGTTAACGCTCTTCATACCCTTATCGATATCTCTACCACCTTGCTGTAACGTCTTTTCTATGTCAGTCGTTACACTGGTGATTCTATCGTTAATCTTCTTTATGTCCTTGTCATCTGCCATTTAATTATTTTCCGAATGCTTTTCCTGCTTCTGATATTCCAAACGCACCTAACGTTACTACAACAAATGAAGTGTAGATAGTGTCAGATACTTTTAAGTCCATATCCCAAAATGCAGTAATTAAATCTGCCATTCCGAATACGACCATTAAAAAGAATGATGCAAATCCTATGATTGCTTTTTCATTGATGTCATTTTCATCTCTGAACAATGCACCAACAGAGAACCTTTCTTTTGGTTTTGCTGCTGCTGTTGCAACTTGCAATTCCTTAGATAACTTCTCCATCTCTTTGATTTTGTCCTGTGCTTCGTCTAACTTCAAGACCATCTCTGTATACTTAGCAACATCTATCTCGACATTACCTTGACTAATTTTTTTGTCGTCACTCATAATTTGTGTCCTCTATTATTATGAATCACTTACACATAACGAATATTAATTATTCTTTCGTTGTTCGTTCTTTAGCCTTTCCTCTTCTAAGTGTTGAAGTAATAGGTTGATGTATACCTCTCGTTCCCATGGTATCATCTCATCTAGTTCAGTCAATGAATACTTGTGGTGTTGCATTAACTGAAAGTTGGTGTTATAAAAATTCAACACCGACTCGTGGGAAAGGCCTATTAAAAAAAACTTTGGATGCCTTCCAGTACTCTAGTGTTCTCTTTGGAACATATTTCGCACGAGTAACTTACTTCATGTCTTAGTTTTGGTAAACTATCAAAGAACTGCCCGAGTTTGTCTAGTTGATTAAACGTCAAACTATCAAAAAACTCATCTAACTCTTTTTGAGATACATCTTCCATAGGATACACTTCATCGGCATCAAATACAGAAGTGATACATCTCTTCACAATCTCCATACTCTGTTGTGTTTCGTCCATCTTTGTCAATCCATCGATGTCTCTAACACTAGGAACTTTCAATTTAACACCCAAGTCATCTGTTAACATGACTGTGTCTTCTTCAGGCATTTCACTTGTGGGTGCAATGTCTTCCAAATTTAAATCTACTTTTGCATTTCCTCTACATCCTTCGTCTGTACAACCAAGTACTAACTTAGATGTTTCACCAACTGAAACAGAACGGACTTTAATAAACAACCATTCCATATCCATCATAGCAATATTTGGTATTTTTAATTTACCAAATGTACATGCATCAAGCATCTTAATGATTGATTGCATAACTTGTTCTTGGTCATTGCTTTCTTTTGCCATGACTAGAACTTTTTGTTCCTTTACTAGGAATGGTCTGTATTCTACTTCTTGACCATTACTAGGTAGCACTGTTTTATAAGTCGGTGCCGACTGAATCGGTAATGCCATAATTACTCCATATTATATTTTATTGAGTTCCAAAAAGGTCTCTCACATTCTTGTAACTGTTATCAATCCTCGATTTTGCAGTAGTAAGTCCTGAGACTTTATTCTGTAACCTTCCAGCAGAACTAGAAAATCTAGAACCGATTGCTAAGGCCTCTTGCAAGTTATCGATTTGACTCCTACCACTATTTAGTCCGTTCGGAGTCGTCCCTTCACCATTATAAACAGGGTGAGGAGTTTTCTGTGGATTTTTACTCTCCACATATTCTGTAGTAAAATATCTGTATGCAAATTGTACACTTACACTTAACATTTCACCTTGTGCCATATCCAATACCAGTTCATCGATTGATGTTGGATATGCATCATGCAATCTTGTTATTAGACTTGCACCTTGTTGCCCATCGGAAGCAAAGGTAGGATTATACCCATCCTTTCTAAGGTGTTTAATTTCTACTTCACCAATATAGTCTTTATAGAATGCAAAGATAGGTTGTGTGTTTGGGTCTGAACCTTCTCCTTGTTCAGGAGCTGCAGTGTCACCACCATAGATTGAGTCTAACCACAATTGCATGATTCTTCTATCTAAGAAATCAATGTCACAATAGAATGTGAATGTTGCAGTTCCACCGTCATCAATTTTACCTGTTGGAAGGAATTTAGATTTACCTTGTGTGTTCTTTTCAGTAACTTCTATTTTTCTACTTGGAATAGTTGCAGTCTTACATCTAACTGCATTGAGTGTCAACCCTTGAGGGCCAAAAAACGCAACCTCAAATTGGTTTGCCATTGCTGGAGCTTTAATTGCACCGATGATAGTGTCTATCGAGTCGTGCCTATTTCTTGGTTTATCTTCCATTATACTTCCTTAAATAAATAACAATGCCAATACAAATCCAACATTAAAACCTAGTGAGCATACTAGAATGAAATCTTTTATCATTATATTACTCTCTTGAGTGATTCAGCGTATACTGTGTTTGCATTGAATGCTGAACCTTGGTTATCTACAAATTTCTGAGATGGTAACATTGCAACCACGTCCCAGTAATCATATGGTATCTCTCTTATTTGACCTTTAATATGTGTGGTGAGATACTCTTTCACACACGGTCTTGCCCATTTTAACTTTGATATGGACTTAACCATATCGTATGTAAGTTTTAGTCTAGTGTTCTCATCATCCCCCATATCGGGGTCTACTGCTAACTGGTCAAAAACTTCTAACAACTCCAACCTCTTTCTTGGTGGGAGATAGTGTAAATTTAAACCTAAGAATCCTTTACCTCTAGGTTCTATTGGTATCACTACAGGGTATTTATCCCAATACGGCAATGTAGCATACCCCTTTGCATCATAATTAAACAACACTAGAGTACCTAAAAATGGTCGTCTTATTGGTGTTCCTTCTACTAGTAACTTATTACGATTGACCTTTATAGTTCTAAGATTGTCCTTAAACCATTCTCTAGCTTCTAAGGACTTTTCTTCAATCTCAGATGGAAGTAAGTTATCATAGTTCTTAAGAATAGATGCCATACATCTATTTATACTAAGTTAGATGGTCTTCAGTTAATATTCTAAATTTATATTTACGGTCTTTACAGTATTCGTTTGCTGCTTTGAACTTTGCTTGATTGACAAGATAAGTTGCAACCTCGTTGATGTATCTTTTGGTTTTTCTTTTGGGTTCTTTAGGAGGTTTAGTTTGTTTCTTAGGTTTAACTTCTATAATCTCATGCAACACTTCACCCCTAGTGTTACGATACTTGATATAGAAATCAGGGAAGTATCTATGAACCTTTTTATCTACTGGTGAGATGTATGGAATGATGATTTCTTCACTACCCCATTCAATAATATTGTTGTTATCATCACAATATTGCATGAATCTTCGCTCCCACAGCGAACGATAGACAATCTTTGTGGGGTCGCCTGTATATTTTTTGTAATTCTTCGGTTTAAACCGTCCGCTATATGACATAAATAGATGTAACAATAATGAAACTCTAGGTATTTATACATGGCATCACTAAACAAAATTCTATCGAAAGTCAACTCTGCTTCATCAGCATTGAAATCAGTAAAGGGTCTTAAGTCTAAAATCTCAAATACAGACTACAAAAAAACAATCGCAGACCTATCAAACTATGATGCTCTTAAAGAACTAGCAGATAAAGAAAGAGAGATATTAGAAGGAAGAAGAAGTAGACTCAATCAAGATGAGGATGCTGCTAATAAAATGAAATCCATTAAGGCTGCTAAGAGACCACCCGCTGGACAAACAAAAGAACTACAGTATCCTTTAGAGCAACTCAACAACTATCTAGAAATAAAAATTAGACCAAGAAAACAACAGAACAGTGGTGCTAATGCTAAAAACTTAATGAATGATTCAGAGACATACATTTATATGTACGTTCCTACTGGACAAGTAAGTGAAGCGAAAGTTTCATACAAAGAAGGTGAGGTTGGTGTAGCTGCAAGGGGTATTATGGATGTCATGGGAGCAGACGGTTTCGTTGATACAAGTGTGGCAATTGGTGATGCATTGAATGCTGCTATATCGTCAGGTCTAAATAAGATGGCTAATATGGCAACAGGTGATGTTGTTAACTTTGCACAGGGACAAGCAGTCAACCCGATGAAAGAACAGATGTTAGAGGGTGTTGGGTTTCGTTCATTCAGTATGGAATTTACAATGAGACCAGTATCGCAAGAAGAAGCAGATGTATGTAAAGAAATTATATACACTTTAAGAACTGCCATGTTACCCGACACTTTTGGTTCGGATGAGTCAAATCAGATTGAAAATTATTTCAACTATCCGAACATTATCGATTTAAGATGGGAAGGGCCTATTAAAAATACTATGGACGGATTCTTACCAGCAGTAATTACAGATGCATCTGTAACATATGGTGGTGGTAGTACACTAGAGACTTTTTCCGATGGCACACCACTAGAGATGAAGTTGAATTTAGCATTTACTGAGATTAAAGTTCTTACACAGGAAACGTATCAGATGATATCACCACATCCAAAAGCAGACACTAGTATAGGTGGTGGTACACAAAGTATATTGGACAATAGAGATACAACCAACGGATAACAATTATGGCATCACAATTATTTAAAAACTTTCCAACGATACAGTATAAACTTAATGATGGCAGAATTATCCACATCAAAGATTTCTTCCGTAAGGGTAAGATTGAATTACAAAAAGTTAATACACTGATTGATTATGAGTTTTATCAATTAGATGAAGGTGAAAGACCCGATATAGTTGCTTCCAAACTATACGGAGATAGTGATTTGCATTGGGTATTATTCCTAGTGAATGAGATAGATAATTACTATGATTGGTATATGGACAACACCACTTTTAATAATTATCTAGATAGAAAATATGAAGGTGTATATCTAACCGCATCATCTTCAACAGATATTGTGGGCCCACACAACACAGATGGACAGGGCAATATCACATCCGATAATAAATTCTTATTGGGTGAAATAATCACACAAGGTACAACAACAGGACACGTATTACAGGTCGACCCATCGAACAACCGACTTAGAGTTACTGCTGGAGATTGGAGTGCAGACCAAACTATAACAGGCTCTCTCAAGAGTTCTACAGTACAAGGTGTAGTGCAACCAAGAGATTCCATATCACACTACGTTAATAGTAAGGGTATAAAATCCACAACACCTCAGAGTGGATTTCAAAGTGTAAGTATATGGGAAATGGAAAATGCACTTAATGAAGATAAGAGAAAAATTAAAGTAATCAAACCGCAGTATATAAAAACTGTGGTAACCCAATACGAATCACTTTTGCAAGTTTAATATATGACAACAGATAACCGTAAGGGTGGTGAGTTTTTTATAAACTCAATAACACTCTCCAATCAATTCAAAGAATCCGTTGAGATAACCAAACTCATAACTGGATTTCGCTTGTACGAATCTATCTACAAAAAGTACACTACTGGAGAGATACACTTCATTGATGGTCTGAATTTAATTAAAAATTACAGGTTTACTGGTCAGGAGTTCATACGTGTTTCCATATCTATGAAACAGGGAACTGGAGAAAAGGCGGCTAAAGAAGATAGTATCGATAGAGACTTTCGTGTATATAAGGCATCAAATATAAACCGTGTCAATGATACTACACAGACGTATGTATTGAGACTATGTGACCCACGAATGTTTGCGTGTGAGCGTGTACGTGTAAGTAAGGCGATGCGTGGTTCGTATGATAAGATGTTACAAAACATCTTAGTAGAAGACGTTAAGATGAAACCCGAAGAGTTCGACTCATGGGAAACGACCATACCCGACAACAATCAGATGGTATGGCCCAATTGGAAAGTCTCTAAAATAATAGACTGGATAACACAAAACTCATCTATAGGAAACAAGACATCGTTTAAAAATGGTATGTTCTTTTTCCAAACACTAAATGGTAAGTATAAGTTCAAATCTATTGACACTATGATGGAACAAGAGTATCCACTATCATTTTCTTTCAGACCAAGAACAGAAAACTTGGATACTGGAGAAACCGACATCAATGCCCCAAGTGGTTTGAACACACAAATTGTAAGTTACACTAGACCACAAGCATTCGATACGCTTAGAGGTACTATCGCTGGAGCGTATGCTAGTTCCATGAAAGTGTATGACCCTGTTAGGA